CCACCACTCCAGAAAGGAGAGAAAGAGGCCTAGAACCAGGCCCCGAAGTTGTACCACTGACCGGTTGGCACTATTGTAAACAGTGTCTTCCGGATTGTTGAGGATTTAAGAGGCACCAAATTACCATCCGAGACCGGCTTTCGTCTTTTGGACTTAAGAAGGTAGGAAGGGGTTTGGGCTTGTCCTCTTTGGGTCGATATAGAACGGAGATAGTAAAGAGTAAGACCTTCTCCGTCGAAATAGCAAGTTCTTGCCATTTCGGTGCTAATCCGGATCTTTAATCCGACCATTCTCTGATAACTCGTTGTTTTGAGAGTCAAAGCATGATCAAGATTAGACATAAATCCGGTGTCCTCAAGGTGTCGAGGGACAAGGTTGAAATCACTTGGACCAACGAAGGTCCTAATCAACCTACAGATGCCCTTGAAACGGGCATCAAGTCCTATACCGTGAAGACATTGATGTGCATACTCGAGAATTCGATTGTGCACACTGTAGCACTCCGAGGCCGATTTTATACGATCTTTAATATAAAACGGCTTTACATCGATCCCGCTGAACCAGTGACTGCCACAAGACTCGTAGAAGTAACCGGAAGAGAAGCTTTTCTCCTGGTTAATCGTAAAGCCAAGGATCTCACACAGGTTCAGAAAGTCTGGATACGCATCCGCAGGAAGTATAACATCGTCCCCATAAACGGAGACGAAGCCGACACCCTGCGAGCTGCGCATCTCGGTTACAGTCAACGCGAGAGCATAGAAGATCAAGCTCTCGAGTTCGAAGGTATAGCCATTCCCCATACTGGAAAATTTCTTCCACGTCAAGGTTTGACCACCATGTAACCGTCCAGACTTGCAACGAAAAGTCTCAAGAGCATTAAACCACTCGCGCGGAAGCAAAAGACGGACGGTTTCATAAGCGACAGTATCACTCGCTGACGAGAAGTCCACCGTAGCTAGACCGAACTTGTGAGCCAGGCTAGAAATATCCTGGTTAATGCTTTGATCGTTCAAGTTGCAACCTCTCCTAAGTAAGCGCGACCGGATCATTGAGCCTATCCCCTTCTGAAAGAAGAGGTTAAAACCAGGCTCGACAGCTATGATACGGTCTGTTTTGCTGTTCTTAGGAACAGTGGTAACGACGTTCCCCGGCTCGACGACAGGTTCTCGAAATTTGAGAACTCTATGCCACCAAGTCGGGTAGGCCCCCTCAAGAAGGGGCCACATAACGTCGAGAACTTCTTGCGTCATACCAGTCTCTTGCTGGTATTTATTTGGTTTCACGGAGAAAGCTCCCTTTAACTGGTTGCTCACTCCGGGTCCCCAATCGCTACGTTCAAAGAGTTCCTCTGCTTGAAAACGACCTAATATAACTCTAATTTTACTCCGAACTCTCGAAACGAGAGGATGGAGCCTCGAGATCGGCTCTGGAAAGAGCGGACTCAGGTAGGGAAATAAACGGTCGTTTGTGGCCTTGCACTGTTCCTCAGCTTTGAGGAACTTTTCGAGGGCTTTCTCCTTGCGGTTGAAGCTCGTCCGCAAGAAGGTCGCCTTAGAAAGCAAGCTTGTGGCTAAATAATCGTCTCTAAACCGAGCAGCGTCGCTGTACATGTGAGGTTCACAAACCAACTGGGTAAGTTGGTCATGTTCTCCACTACTGTAGAGCAGCCAAACGGCCAGAGCACGAGGAGTAGCCAAAGAAGAAAGGATTCCATGAACTGTAGCATCCGTAAAGTCACGGACGACGCGTCCATCAGTACGCTTGTAGCTGGTAGACATAAGAACTCCGTGCTTAAGTTAGCGTTTGCGTGACTTAAGAGTAACTGGCTGATCCGGCTCCTTGCCTTTCCTGAGCATGCTCAGAATCTGCAAAAGAGTCGAAGGAGATTCTCCTGACTTACCACCTCGTAGAATCGCGACGATGGCAAGACAGTAAAGAATAAGGGATTCCAATGGAACCCCGGTAATCATATCTCTTAAAGCATTCAAGAGAAATGACCCTCCCCTTAGTACATCACGTCCCCGGTATTCAGTGCAAGTCGCACTGATGTATCACCGAGGGCAGTTGTAATAAGGTCGACCAGTTTCGTACGTTCCGTTACCGTAGCGTTCTCGGGAAACGTGATCTCCAAGGCAGCGATGTTATCGCCAGCCTTAAGCGTCAACGAGGTCGTCGAGTCTACATACGTCTTCGGAACGAACACACGTAGCGTCGCTTTCGTGGTTTTGCGGGTAGGAGTGGGAACTCTGTAGCTAAAATCGCATCGGATGTCTTCGATGGTCGTAGCGCCAGGGTAAACCCACGAAAGGACTCCTTTCGGATCCTTCCCACGGGGACTGACCGCAGTTGCCGTACCGGTAAAGCTAATGGCCGTGACGACAGTTTTGGTCGCTAGTGCTGCTTGTGCAGACATTAGTTAATGCTCCTACAAGGTAGATAAAACTACTTCCTGGAAAAGGCCTGCGTAAGCAGAGCCAGTGCATTAGCCACGTGTCCTTGGCTAACCGGATCTTTCAGCTGAGGAAGTGTAACAGCTGGAAACCCGCTTGTAAACCCTCCACGAACATAACGATCGTATCGGCCACGAGCAGTTGGAACATTCCACTCGTAGCGGGTATTACCTGAAGTGTTTGTGCCAACCCTATTGCTAGTGATAATGCTATGCACTAGGTATGAGCTGCCACCACCCTTAAAGGTACACCCGAGGGTCGCATCAAGAGTATTAAGGAACCTTCCGACCGGAAGGAACCAATCGACCACAAACGAGAACGGTACAACTTCCCAAGCGACTGCTAATGGGTTAGTTAGACCAACTCGAGATAGGAAGTTCATACTCTCGTCGTCTACAGTATAAGCGCACCAAGCTCGGATGAGCGAAGTGAACTCCCGGTTGACAACCTGATGAATCTTACCCGTAACGAAAACATCCGCATCGGATAACTCCATCGAAACCCGTTCTCGAAAGATCGGGTTCTTGTCCTCAGCAATACGGCGTTGCCAGGTCCTCTCGTACTCCTCAGAGGCCCCGTAGACGTCGCTAAGAAGAGGAAGCCAACCATACTGTAGCTCGAGCCAATTGTTCGCTGCACTCTTAAACGGGGAAACCCGTCTAGTAGAGCCACAACCGAGCGCTCGGAAAGCATCTCCGAAACGTAATCGGCGAACCGACGTATATGCCTTGGCGATCCGGTTGATCGTATTCCCGAACATATTGAGCATTTGGGTACGTTCAGCGGCGAAAACCGCTAAATTTACCTTTTGGCTCTTTATTTTATCGAGAAGCCGAGAACTAAGATCGTTTCCGTACAAAATACGTTGGGCGTCAGTTAGCTCGAAATATGTGACATTGCTCCAGCCGTCAGGGTCAGGCCCGTAATACAGAGAATAATCCCCAGTTGGAACCCATACTGCTTTCATGTACGGGTATCCTTGTGGGAAGGTCACGACTTCCTT